GCCGACGAATGTTGGGATATTGGCCGCGATGTCGTTGACGGCGGTTTGTTGCCGGCGCAACGGGCGCAACGGTCGCCGCTTTTGTCTATGTGGTCGACGGCCGGCACCGAGGCGTCGACGGCGATGTTGCGTTGGCGTGAACAAGGTTTGCGACAAATCGACAAGGCCGAACCGTCAAGCCTTTATTTTGCCGAGTGGTCGCCGCCGCCCGAAATGTCGCCGATGAACCCCGACGCGTGGGCCTATGCAAACCCGGCGTTGGGTACGACGCTAGAAATGAAAACAATTGAGGCCGAATCCGAAAACCCTGATCGAGTGTCGTTTTTGCGGGCGTCCTGCAACCTATGGGTTGCCAGCGATAAATCATGGATTCAGCCGGGCGTGTGGTCGCAATTGCGTTACGACGACCCGCTACCGGCTGGCGGTGTCGTCGCCGTTGAATCGTCGTTGGTCGACGAACGCTATTTTGGTGTCAAATGCGTCGTGTTGCCCGACCGTCGAACCGTCGCAACCGTCGCGTTCGTGTGCGACACATACGACCAAATGTTGCAAGAAATCGCCGACATCGGCAAAGACCCGACGATCAAATTCGCTATAGCGCCGTCAATCGACATTCATTGGCCCGTTGCGTTTGAGCGTCGCCGCATCGTCGTCGGCTACGCCGAAATCCTTAAATTTACGCCGCGCATACGGTCGATGATTCACGAAAAATTGTTGTGGCACACAGGCGAAACGATGCTTGCCGAACATGTGCAACGCGCGGTTGCGGTTAGGTCGCAAAACAGTATTGCGTTGTCGTCGCAACGATCACCCGGCCCTATCGAGTTGGCGCGCTGTCTTGTGTGGGCGTCGGCGCTCGCGTCAAGGCCGACCACGACAGGTAGACCGATGATTGTAGTAGCGGGCAACTAGCATCGTTGCGGGTGGCCGCCGCTTGATCTACTTTCCCGATTTCGGGGCGGCCGCCTATACACACCCGACGCCCTGATCGGTGGCATACTTTGGGCATGGCAATTTTCGGGCGTACACGCAAAGCGGCCGTGTCGCCGCAACCGTCAAAAGCGGCGGCCGCAGGCGGCGCGTTGTATTCAAGCAACAACAACGGCGGCGCCGGAATGATCGGCCAATACTACTCGTATGTCGAAGGCACGGCCCGCAACCGTGCAATGAGCGTGCCGACAATCAGCCGGGCGCGCGATCTTATGGCCAGCGTCATAGGTTGCATGAACCTAAAAATGTATAACGAAATTTGGAACGGTAACGAAATGGAAAAATTGCCGTTGGCGCCGCGCACATGGTTGCGACGCATCGACCCGGCGTTGCCAAACAATTTTATTTTGTCGTGGACATTCGACGACCTGTTTTTTTTTGGTCGCGCGTTTTGGTACATCACCAGCCGCACCGCTGACGGCTACCCCGCGTCGTTTACGCGCTTGCCGGCCGCAATGATACAGACGCTTGATCAGTCCGGCCCGGTGTGGTTCGCGCCGTCAAAACAAATCATGTTTCAAGGCGGCGAACTAAACCCCGATGATGTGGTGCAATTTTTATCGCCAATTCAAGGCATTATTTACATGTCGGAAATGGCTGTAGCAACGGCGTTAAAACTTGAGGCGGCCCGCTATCGCAATTCGTCGAGCGCTATACCTGCCGGCGTTTTGCGGCAGACGGGCGGCGAGCCGTTGAGCGCGCAAGAATTGGCCGATTTAGCGGCGGCGTTTAACGCGGCCCGCGAAACAAACCAAACCGCCGCGCTAAACGAATTCGTTACCTACACGGAAACGATGACCAGCCCCGACAAAATGTTGTTGATCGAATCAGCCGAATTTCAGGCTATGGAAATGGCCCGCTTGTGCAACATACCGCCGTACCTTGCCGGCGTATCGGTCGGGTCGTACTCGTACCAATCAAGCGCCGAAAGCCGAATGGATTTGTGGACATTCGGCGTTCGCGCCTACGCCGATTGCATCGCCAGCACACTTAGCCAAAACAATGTGTTGCCAAACGGCAGTAATGTCGAATTCGATGTTAAACAATATTTGACGGGCGAATATGCGATTGATGAAATGCGCGAAACACAAACCGAAACCGAAGTAGTATTGCCGGCATGATTAGATTAACCCCTACATCGATCACGGTTGACGCGGCGGCGGCAGACGGTTTGCCGTCGCGCTCAATCACAGGCGTCGCCGTTACTTACGACGAAACAGCAACCGTTTTAGACGGCACAAAAGTAAGGTTTTTGCAAGGCTCGTTGCCGGTCACGGGCCGCGACCCAAAACTGTATATGCAACACGACCCGAACCAAATCGTTGGCAAAGTCGTCGAGCGCGTCGACACGGCGCAAGGCATGATGTTCACCGCCAAAATCAGCGCTACACGGCTAGGCGACGAAGCCTTAACGCTGGCCAATGACGGCGTGATCGACGCCGTGTCGGTCGGCGTAACCCCCACAAAATTTAGGTACGACGACGAAGGCGTAATGATTGTAGAGGCGGCCACATGGCAGGAATTATCGCTGGTCAGCGAAGGCGCGTTTAGCGGCGCGGTCATCACCGATGTCGCCGCCAGCGCACCCGACGACCCGGCCGCAGAGGGTATCCCACAAACCGAACCCGAAGCCGATATACAATCAACACAACAACAAACGAAGGAACCTGAAATGACCGACAAAAACGAAACCCCAATCGTCGAAGCCGCAACCGCGACCGTCGACAAACTTTGGGCGCAACCAGCGCGCGAATTCAAAATGCCGTCACCCGGCGAATACCTAGCGGCAATGCACATCGGCGGCGACACATACGCAAAAGTCAATCAAGCGTTTCAATTTGCAAATCGCAAAAACCAAAGCGCGTTGCAAGCCGCCGCAGGCGACATTCTCACCACCGACACACCCGGCCTTTTGCCGGTGCCGGTGCTTGGGCCGCTGTTCCAAGATTTAAATTTTGTTCGCCCGGTCGTCACGGCGTTAGGCGCTCGCGCCATGCCGAACACGCCGAGCAAAACATTCATTCGACCAACGATCACGACGCACACCAGCGCCGCAACACAAACCGAAGGCGCCGCCGCATCAGCGACGACAATGGTCATTGCGTCAAATGTTGTTACAAAAACGACTGTTGCAGGTCAAGTCACTTTGTCCGTGCAAGACATGGATTTTACCGACCCGGCCGCAATGAACCTGATTTTGAACGACCTTGCAGGCGAATACCTGATCGCAACCGACAACATCGCGGCCGACAACATGGTCGCCGGCAAAACGGCGTCAGGTTCGACATGGACGGTCACGGCGGGCAACCCGACCACGCTGGTCAATTCGTTGTTCGACGCGGCGCGCGAAATTGCCGAGGACAGCAACTATTTCCCGACGCACCTGTTTGTTTCACCCGATGTTTGGGAAAAACTTGGGTCGCAACTTGACAACAGCCTACGCCCGTTGTTCCCGGCCGTAAACGGACAAAACTTTGTCCAGCAAAACGGACTTGGCACGGCGTCGGGCAATTTGACCTACAACGCGATGAACCCGCTAGGTTTGCAACTTGTCGTCGACAACAACTTTGCGGCAAGCACAATGCTTGTTGTTTATGCGCCCGGTTTCGAGGTGTACGAACAGCAAAAAGGCATTTTGTCGGTAGAGGTACCGTCGACGCTCAGCCGCACATTTAGTTACTACGGCTATTTCGCCACATTCGTCGCCAAATCGTCGTTTATTCAATCAATCGCAATCGCCTAATCGTGGGCGGCCAAACCGCCTATGGCAACTTATAAATCGTCCAGCAAACAATTGCTAGACAACTACGCGGTCGTCGCCACGCTTGAGGCGACCGAAATTGCGTTGGGCGAATCGGTCGCCGTGTCAGGTTTGGGCGCGCCGTTCAACGGCACATTTACGGTGTTGGCGTTGCCGCAATATTTGTTCGTCGGCGTCGACGCGACAACCGGCGCGTTCATCTACAACGAAAATGTGCCGGTCGCAAACCAATTTTTGTACGCCTGCACGGGCGCCAATGTCGAATTCGTCGTAGATTTCGCCGGCACAATCACCTACACGCAAACCTGCACATGGATAACGGCGGGCGACATCGAGGATTGGATCGGCATTGGCACGGCGACGGCGGCCGACACGACATTTTTGACAATATGCGCTGAAGCCGCCAACGCGTTTTGTTACAGGCGCCGACAGGAGGTCGGATATTTTGACAGCCTGACGACCGTGCCTAGTCAAGATGTTAAATTGGCAACACAAATGTACGGCGGCGCCCTGTACCGTCAACGCGGTTCGATCACTGATTTCGCGTCGTTTGACGGCATGTCAACCGGGTCGACAAACGGTTTGTCGCCAATAGTTAAACAACTTTTAGGTGTTGACCGACCGCAGGTTGCCTAATGCCCGTCGCGTTCACCGACCTGTTCAACGAGGCGTTGGACGATTTAACGGCCACGCTGGTCGCCGTTACGGGCATGCCGGCTGTTGTCAACGACCCGCGCAACATGCAACCGCCATGCGTTTTTATTGACGCGCCGTCATTCGACGCATGGAACTACAACATCGTTAAACTGATGTTTCCGGTCAAAATCGTGACGCTTGGCCCCGCCAACCTTGACGCCCAACGCTCATTGCTAAACATTATGTCTAAGGTTTTGGCCGCCAACATTGCCGTCACGGACGGCCGCCCAACAACTACGCTTATAGGCGGCGTCGAATATCCAAGTTACGAAGTGACCGCGAATGTTCAGGCGCAAACGGCATAAAGGACAAACATGGCCAATTACATAGTGACATCAAACAGGCTGGTCGGATACGACCCGGGCGATGTGATCACCGACGCCGACCTAGAGGGCGCCAACATTGACGCGCTGATTGAGGCAGGCCACCTATCCACGCAAAGCGCAAAAAAACCTGCTAAAACTAAAACCATAGAAACAGAGGACTGACATGGCAACAAGCGTTTATCTATCGAACCCGGTCGTGACGATTAACAGCGTGGCGCTAACCGACCAATGCACGAGCGCGACGCTCAACTATGTTTTGGAACAATTGGAAACGACATCGTTTGGCGACACGGCCCGCAAATATGGCGCATCGTCAATTGTGTCGTTGGAAAACAACAGCGTCGAGGTCGAACTGTACCAATCGTATGCGGCCAGCGAAACCGAGGCGACAATCTACGGTTTGGTCGGAATACAAACAAACATTGTTATTGCGCCCGCGTCAGGTGCGGCGTCGGCAACAAACCCGATCTATACGCTGACGGGCGCCTACCTTGAAACGCACACGCCGATCAACGCGTCATTGGGCGAACTATCAACCGTCACGCTCACATTTACGGGCGGCAAATTGACTAAAGCGGTTTCATGATCGCGCGGCCCCGGCCGCTGAAAACGACAAAAACAAGCCGGTTTAATCAAAGCCGTACAGGGAAAGGGCAAACATGCAATTGACATTAAAAGCCGAATTTTTGGACGGCCGCGACCCGGTGATCGTCGAAACGACATTGTTTTGTACCGTGTTGTGGGAACGCAAATACAAGCGCAAAGCGTCCGAACTAGGTACCGCTATAGGTCAAGAGGATTTGACCTATTTGCATTACGAGGCGTCAAAACTGTCGGGTATCACCGTGCCGGCCGTATTTGACGATTATTGCAAAATGTTAAAATCATGTTTGCCTGAGGCGGTCAACGACCCAAAAGTCGACGCGGTAGTTACCGCTACGGATTAGCGCAAATTTTGGTGGCGACCGGATTTTGGCCGAATGAAATATCATTTGAAATAGACGACATGAACACCGTAATCGAATTGATTAACAAAGATCGCAAGGCCCGCAATGGCTAGAGGCGAAGCAGGCATCGACGCGACCATAGAGGTCGTCGGCATAAAAGAGGCGTTGCGCGTGTTGAACACGATTGACAAAAAAGCGCGCCGCGACCTGACGAAAAACTACAAAAAAATTGTCGAGGTGGTCGTGCAAGATGTCAAGGACAGTATCCCGTTTGGCCCGCCGTTGTCGGGCATGGCTAGACGCTGGAACGCCCGCGGCACATTCGAGGTGTTTCCATACGGCGAACACGAACCGACAGTAGTCGCGGGCGTGTCGGGCAAACGCTTAGGTTCGTTTAGAGGATTTGCGACAAATTTGGCGACATTTTTTATTCGGTTTAACGGGCCGTCCGCGACGATTATTGACATGTCCGGCAAAGGCAAAGTGCCTACAATGCAGGGCGCCCAAATGGTGCGGGCATTGACGTCAAAATATGGCAAACCGTCGCGCATCATGTGGCCGGCGTGGGAACGGAACAGCGCGAAAGTAATTGACGAAATACGCGATTTGGTCGATGATCTTATGGAACGCGTCAGTAAGGAAATGCGCTAATGGCTGTATCCATACCAATTGTCACCGAGTTTGACGGAAAAGGATTGCAACGCGCAGTCGCCGAATTTAAACAACTTGAGGGCGCGGGCGCCAAAACAGCGTTTGCCTTAAAAAAAGCGATGTTGCCGGCCGTTGGCGCTTTGGGCGGTTTGGCAACCGGTCTAGGTTTGGCGACCAAAGCGGCGGTCGAAGATCAAAAAGCCCAAGACCTGTTAGCCCAACAATTACGCACTAGCGCCGAGGCGACCGACGACGCAATTGCCGCCAATGAGGTTTTTATTTCTAGCCTGTCGCGGACATTTGCGGTTGCCGACGATCAACTAAGGCCCGCTATGGCGAATCTGGTTAGGTCGACAGGTTCGGTTGAGGCGGCGCAAGGTTTGATGAACACGGCGTTAGATATTAGCGCGGCGACGGGCAAAGATTTGGAAACGGTGACGCTGGCGTTGGGCAAGGCGTTTAACGGCCAAACGGCCGCGTTGACGAAACTTGACCCGTCATTACGGGGCGTGATCGACAGCGAATCGAGCATGGACGAAATAACGCAAGCGTTGGCGGTGTCGTTTGGCGGGGCGGCGGCGACGGCCGCTAATTCGTTTGAAGGTCGCATGACCGGCCTAAAAATATCTATGGACGAAACAAAAGAATCGATTGGCGCCGCGTTGTTGCCGGTGCTTGAAAAAATGTTAAAAATCCTTGAACCGTTGGCATATTGGGCGCAAGAAAACTCAACCGTGTTTTTGATCATCGCGGGCGTAATCGGCGGTTTTGCGGCCGCTATCGTCGTGGCAAATTTTGCGATCAAGGCTTGGACGGTCGCAACGCAAATTGCTACGGCGGCGCAAGCGGCGTTCAATTTTGTCATGTCGGCAAACCCGATAGCGCTTGTCATCATCGGCATTGCGGCGTTCGTCGCCGCGTTGGTGATTCTTTACAAACGATTCGAAGTCGTGCGCGAGGTCGTTGACACTGTGTTTGACGCAATCAAAACGGGCGTGACCGCC